CTCTTAATTTCCCAAAGTTTGCAGGTGCATTCTTTTTAGCCTCTGATTGAATCTTTAACGCAGATGCATTTGTTTCATCAATAATGTCATTTTTAAGTTTTTGAGTTAGGTTTTCTAATTTAACCAAAGTCTCATCAAACTGAGTAACATTAAAAAATACTCCTGCCATTATGCGTACATTAATATTTCATAAAATCTAAACTGATTTTCTACATCCTTAATAGAGTGAATTGTGTACATCTCTCCTTCAGCCTCTATTTGATAGTTATTATTGATGGTTACATCATACCTAATAAATAACTTAGCTGAACGAGTAAAACTCAACTCCATTTCTAATAAGGCTCTATTTTCCTCTTGAGGGCGAAAATCACCAAATACAACCTCTTGTAAGACAAAGGTAGTTTCATAGCCACCTTGCCCATCTGATGTACTTGTAGGCACATATAAGCCTATTTCAGAGTACATTGTATTGGCATCTACATAATTACCTTTTTTGCTTCCTATTCTCATAATATTGGGCTTATTCTTGTCCAGCGTTGACAGGCTTTCCAAGTCTTTTCACAAATACCTGTATCTGAATCCAATCCTCTATTCTCGTAATCGTAAGACACTTGATCTAAAATAGCAATCTTCAAATCCTTTGGGATAGTTGTAAACCCTACATCATAAGTAGCTTTCATATTCCTTCTTGTTGGGAAGGTTAATTGAGGATAAGAACCACCAACTAAATTATAATCTGCTGCATCAATTTCATCGCCATTTTCATCATATAATGAAATAAAATCAACTAAAGGACCATAAGGAAGGTTAAAATTACCATCAAAATTAGTAAACCATACAATAGCATTCTTTGGGACTAAACTCAATCCTGTGCCAACTTCAACGGCTTCTCTTGCTTGAGTAATCATATCCTCAATCTGGTTATCATCAACAGAATTAGTAACTCTGCAATACAATTTAGCCTCAGCTAATGTTACTGGCTCTGTTACTGGTGCTTCCTCAGTTAAAGTGAAATCTATTATAAAATTAGAATATGCCATATATCTTTTTTACAAATTTACATTATTTATAATAAAAAACCCCCTACTAAAAAGCAAGGGGTCTTTATATCTATGTAAGATTAGAACTATACGTTTCCTAAGTCAGCATAAATAGCTGAAGTTGGTTGCATTAAGTTAATATCTTCATAACACTCGATACGAGCAGTAACCATATTTTGTTGGAAGTTACTAGCATTCTCATAAGAGAACTCAATAGCCATTCCTTCAACCTCAATACGCTCTACGAAGTTGTTATCTAAGATAAGTACTTTATCATCAGTAACCCAAGATGCAGCAATTACTGGAGTTCCCCAGATTGTCATACCACCATTAGGATTAACGATAACACTACCAGAACCAGCATAATAACCAGCAGTGATAGTTTCTTTTAATAAACGACCTAATTGAGAAGGACTTACTAAAGCAACAGAAGATACAAAGTTTGCACTCTTTTGGTTGCCAATGTAGTCAACTAATTGCTTTAAATCAACAGTCTCAGCAGTTGTAGTAGAACCAGTTGCAGCAGCAGATACAGTAGAGAAGAACGCAGCATTCTCAGCTTTGTAGAAATCTCTAGTCAACATTCTTGGTAAAGTTGTGCTTAAGAAAGGTAAACTTCTAGCCATTTGCTTAGAGAAAGTAGAGAAACCAGCAATGTAGTCATTAACTACTTTTACTTCGCTTAATGCGTAGTTGTTCTCACCTTTGTTTGAACCTTCAGTTTGAGCAGCAATGTTGTTAGTTGTAGCAGTCTCTTTGTAGAATACATAAAGACCTGATTCACTTCTTACAGTTGGTACTAAATCACGGAAGTTGATTGCTTGACTTGGTAATACTGAAGCATTAGGAGCATAAGATGCTTGAGCATCTCCTGTTAAACTTGCAGATAAAGTCATAGACTTTACATCTCTTAAATCTAAACGGAATTTACCATTTGATTTCATTGATTTCTCCATCTCATCTAATTTACCATCTAATTTCTCGATGATAACTTCGTCAAGATGTTTTACTTCACGCTTTGCAGCTTTTTTTGTTGCAGCAGCTTGAGCATCAAATTGTTTTTGTGCTTCATCTCTTACAACTTTAATCTCAGCTTTAGTTTCTTCTAACTTAGCTTCGATGTTAGCTTGAAAACCTTTAAGGTTCTCAGCCATTTCGTTAATAATGTTTTCCATTTTTACTTTTTTAATATTTTATTAAATTCTTTAATTGCCTTCAGGACTTGTTCATCATTGTTTTTAATTTCCTCGATTATCGGCTCAGGTGATTGCTCGGTCTGAGTGATTTCTTTAACGATTTCAATTTCTAATAATTCTGATTGAATCCTTTTTATTTCAATCTCCATCAACGCAAAGGTCTCATCTGTGAAACGACCACCTTTAAACGCTTTCAAGAGTTTCTCTAGCCTGTTTGCTAATTGCTCTTTCTTAACTTCACTTTTAACAGAGATAGTTGGAGTCTCTGGGTTTGCTGCCCATAATACTGCACTACCTTCGTAAAGTTTAAGTTCACTTATTGTTCTTATTCCGTTTTTATCTACGCTTGAATTAATTGTACTAAATCCAATTGAATGTTGATTGATAAGACCAGCATCATACATTTTAATCATATCCTCACCAGTCTCAGTTTCTACTATTGGGGTAATAGCTATAAGCATATCTCCCTCAACATATAATTGCTCTGGTTTACCGATTACGGCTTCCATTTCAGCACAATGATCTACTAAAGACCATATTAAGTTTTTACCTGATGGACCTCTTTCTTTTAAAGTCTTAGTAAAGGCTTCAGGAACTATAATATCATTATCTAAATCAATGTTTCCTGTTCTTGCCCAAACTGCTTTTACTCTACGAGTTTCGGTATCAACATCCATTACTTCGTAACCGATATCTTGTTTTTCAACAATAGTATCTTTTGATGCGTATGTTTTCATATTGACAAAGTTATTATTTTTTTTGTTATTCTATTAATGATGCTATAAGTTTTGATATTGCTTGACCCATTACATTTTGTAAGGCATTCCAAATAACTCCGATTCTACCCATTGGAGGATTGTCTGCAAGAGTTAAAAGTTTACCATTTGCACCTCTTACTGCTTCATATCCTAAAGTACATCTGCAATTGCAGACATTTGCAGCACTTGCTTTAGAATCGCAAGGATGGTCCATTAGTTCATAACCTAAGCCTACTTGATTATTAGGAACGTGAAATTGTTTCTCCATAGGTAGTTTAGTTCCGTCCATAATTAAATGGTCAGTATGGTCTCTTGGTTCTCTCCTTGTTCTATTGTCTCTAGCTGCAATCCATTCTTTGATAGTTACTAATCCTGTGCTTGTTGCTCCCACCATTGACCCTATGTTAGCTGCTCTGCCTGTTTCCGTTCTAGCAATAAGTTCGGCTCTATAATTGGTAATGCCTGAAGTTCTAAGCAAAGCAATTGTCTCTGCTAATGTGTAATTCTTTTGTGCAGCCTCAATTAAGAATCTTCTTATTTGTTCTTTGGTTGTCTCGGTAATATCTGCTGCTAATTGGTCTAAGCCATCATTTTGTAGGACTTGGATAATAGCATACTGAAAAGCATCCGTTTTGGCAGACTTGTACTCCATAGGCACATAAACCCCCTTTACAGACTTTTTTACGGCACTTTCGCTTATTAGAGCCATTTTAGTACCCATAGCTAAATGGAGCTTGTAAATGGTCTTTTTAAGGGCTTTGTCGCTAATTTTGTTGTAGTCTTGCGTACGGCAATAGGTATTCACCTGATTTTGCAGTTCTTTCTTGAACTTAGGCGAATATTGTTTTAATGCGTTGGCATATAGTTTTCTATAATCTTGCCAAATCATTTTATGGGTTTAGGTTGTCAGGAATATTCAAAGGTTGAAATTGGTCAGTAGGTTGCAAAGATGAAGGGATGTAAAGTTTCTCCATTTCCTCTTGTGGAATATAGTCTGGAGTTCTAATGCCCATTATCTCATTCTTTTGTGCTGGAGCAATCCACCAAGCAGTATTTAACCAAGCAACTTGCTCTGTTTTATTAGCCTCTAATTCTTGATAGACCTTCATATCATATCCTACATACAATCCACTATTTCTATAACCCCAGTCAGTATGCAATTTTCTATTTAAGTTTTCAGTCAAAGAATCTAATAAAGGAATAGCACAACGTAAAGTTAACGCCTTCTCTCCCTCTAATTGATTGTTGTAAGTCTTGTTATCTGAATCGTTTAATAGTTGAGATGGTACTCCGTAAATATTACAAAGTGCCTTCATATCCCATTTCTCTGATTCAATAATATTAAGTTCAACAGGACTTAAACCTATTTGTTTCCAGTCTACCTTATAACCACTTACTGCAATAGAGTTAAAATTAGCTGCTCCACCTTTCTCGCTTACTGCTCTCTTAAGTGCTTGTGCTTGTGCTTGACCACTTGTAGGATCAAATCTTTCATCGTTCATAAATAAAACACCTGCTGGTCCACCATTTTGGAATGATGCAACGGCAGCAGTCTTAGCTTCATTACTTCTAGTTAAAGTTCTTGCTGCTGCTAATAACGGAGATTGTCCGTACAATTGACCACCTGTAACTGTCCATTCAGGATTGAAGTATTTGTCGTGTAAGATTTCTTTAGGGTCAAAGGACCACATTGCTCCGTAGTATAATTGGTAGCCAACTCTGGTAGGTGGGAACATTTCGATGTTTGCAATAATAGCCATATACTGAGCAGGTAAAGCAAATAATTCAAAAGGCTTACCTTGATTGTTTCCTGTTTCAATAAGTTTTCCATATATAAATGAATTACCAGTTATTAACTTAAATCCACACCATTGTTCAACTAAATCTGCCCAAGTATCTTCTCCATTAGGATATTTTAATAGGTCGTTTAACCTTTGGTCCCCTGTATATATTTCAAATGCTTTCTTATGTAAATCGTTTACCTCTTGCCAGTTAGTAATCTTATCTGGTTGTTTCATCAAAGACTTATATCTTTTTGCAGATACTTCATCTTTAACTTTATAAACGTGGAATGGAGCAAGTTTTGCTTTATCAGTAATTAATTTTACAATTGAGTAAACTATATCGTTAGCTATATATCCATCTCTTACGAATGCTCTTGAATCACCACCTTGCCAAGTAACGATTCCACGTTGAATAGCGACACTTGTATCAAAAGGAATATTAGGTAATAGAGTGTTTATCTTCTTTTTAGTTAAGAAGTCGAAAAATGCCATATTATTAGAATTTAAACAAAGTTATGATTTTTACATCAAAATACACTTACTTGAAATCTTGGTGAATATTCAAAGAACATTCTCATAGCCAAACAATCGCTAAAATCTGGTGAACGACCTATTGCTGCTTTCACTTTATCTTTAGGAATTACTCCTTTCTTCATATCGTTATCTACCGACTTTTGTTTGACTTGTTCTAGTTCTTGAATGATAGTTTGTTTTTGTTTCCCATCTGCCTGAATGTAAAGTTCTGCTTTGTTAACCATATCTGCTAATTTAAAATAGCATTGAGATTTTAAGTTATCAAAGTTTTCCTTTTGTCTAGTTACTGGGTTTACTAAAGGAGAACTATTATTGACAAATCCTTTACACCTAAGAATATCTACAACTCCACCTCCAACTCCATCCTCATCGCAAACAATGTTAGATGTAGGTACTTTATGTTCGGTTGCAAAGTTCTTTATAAGTTCAGCGACCTCAACAACTGATTTACCATTGAATTGATAAAACCTAACACGAAAGCCACTCCATATACCAATAACAGTACTGTCATTACCAAAACGTGCCACATCGCAAGTAATATAAGAATCCCCAACAGGAACAAAAGAGTTACTGAAAGAATCAAGTATTTTATCATAGTCTATAAGTTGTGCAGGGTCATCAATGTATTCCCAATTACCAAATAAAAGCCTCTCCTTTGAAACACTATCCAAAGTTAGTAAGTTCTCTTTGTAATGCTTAGATATGTAAGGGTTATCATCTATTAAAGAAGTAATAAATCTTTTATTCTTAGAT